AAGCGTTGAGAGAGTTAGAAAAGAATATTACTAATAGTTTGTCTTTACTTGGGTTTACTCCAACGGATCGTTCAAGGTTGGGTATTGCTGAGGTTAAAGCAAAGTCTAAGTTAGAGGAGTTTTTTTGAAAGTCAAGTAGGATTATTTTATGAATGACTTGCGCGTTGTGAAAGTTGATATTAAGTCTCTCCAGTTTGATCCTGATAATGCTCGTAAGCATAGCGAGAAAAACATTGAAAGTATAGTTAATTCTTTGAAGCGTTTTGGTCAGCGTAAACCGATTGTGGTTACTGGTTCAAATATTGTGATTGCTGGTAATGGAACTTTGGCTGCTGCTAAGAAACTTGGTTGGTCTGAGATTGTAGTTTCTTATGTTCCGTCTGATTGGTCGTTTGAGCAGGCGCGTGCATTTGCGTTGGTTGATAATCGTACAGCTGAACTTGCTGAGTGGGATAACGATAAATTGGCTATGCAACTGATTGAATTGGATTCGGTTGGTTGGGAGTTAGATGATGTTGGGTTTGAAAAACTTGAACCGCCAACTGGTGAATTGAAAGACAATAAATCTAATTGGGTTGATTGTGATGATTGTGGGCGAAAGGTTTTGAATAAAGATAATGAGCAATCCACCGAAACCGATTGAGCTTAGAAGAAAACTTGGCAATCCTGGTAAACAGGCTTTGCCTAAAGAGAATGATGTCATTTTGATGGCTGCTATTTCTGAGATTCCTGACCCATCAAGACAATTGTTTGATGCTGGTTTGGTTTTGTGGAATCGTACTTGGGCTATGGGTCAGCTTTGGATTTCTCCTAATACTGATATTGAGTTGTTGTTGATGACTTGTGAAATGTTGGATGAGCGTGTGCGTTTACGAACTTTTGTTTGGAACACTCCTGATGCTTGGCGTGAACGTAAAGCGTTGAGAGAGTTAGAAAAGAATATTACTAATAGTTTGTCTTTACTTGGGTTTACTCCAACGGATCGTTCAAGGTTGGGTATTGCTGAGGTTAAAGCAAAGTCTAAGTTAGAGGAGTTGCGTGCCAGACGTGATGATCGAAACTAAGTCTTGGCCGCCTCGTTGGTTGACTTCTGTTTCAGCTGATGAGTTATCTGAGTCTCGTGGTGGGGAAGTTTCAGATTTTATTAACTCTTTGTGTATCCAAACTAAGGATACTGTTGCTGGTCGTGCTGGTGAGCCTTTGGTTTTGCGTGATTGGCAGTCAGCTCTTTTAGATAATGTTTTTGCTGTTCGTGATGACGGAATGTTCAAACATAGAACTGCCTTAGTCGGTATGGCTCGTAAGAATGGTAAATCGGCTTTGTCATCTGGTATTGCTCTATACGGTTTATTTATGGCTGAACGTGGTGGTGAAATTTATTCTTGTGCCGCTGACCGTGACCAGGCAAGAATTGTTTTCGGTGATGCTAAACGAATGATTGAAGCTGAACCAGAACTATTTGCTCAAGCAAAGTTGTATCGTGATGCGATAGAGATTCCGTCAACTGGTTCTGTTTACCGTGTGCTCTCATCTGAGGCTTACACAAAAGAGGGTTTGTCTCCAACACTTGTAATTATGGATGAGTTGCACGCTTTACCTAATCGTGAATTGTTTGATGTTATGACTCTTGGTATGGGTGCTAGACGGCAACCGTTGTTGTTGGCTATTACTACTGCTGGTGTTAAAACTGATATGACTGGTCAGGATTCGATTGCTTACAACTTGTATCAGTACGGGCAAAAAGTTATTCGTGGTGAAGTTGTTGATCCGTCTTTCTTTATGGCTTGGTGGGAAGCACCTGTTGAGTCTGACCACCGTGACCCTGAGACTTGGAAACTTGCTAATCCTGCGTACGGTGATTTGAACTCGGTTGAGGATTTTGAGTCAGCTGTAAAACGTACACCTGAAGCTGAGTTTCGTACAAAACGAACTAACGCTTGGGTGTCATCTCAAACAGCGTGGTTGCCTAATGGTGCTTGGGATTCTAGGTTTGTTAAGAAAAATATTGATAATAATGTGCCAATTATTCTAGGTTTTGATGGTTCGTTCTCTGGTGATGCTTCAGTAATTGTTGGGGTAACTGTTGAGGATGAGCCACACGTTTTTATGGTTCAGGCTTGGGAGAAACAACCAGAGGACACAGATGATTGGCGGGTTGATTCTTTAGAAGTTGAGAACGCCATCATTGAGTTTTGTAAATATCACAACGTTAAAGAAATAGCTTGTGATCCGTTTCGCTGGCAACGAAGTATGCAAGTTTTACAGGATGCAGGTTTACCTGTTGTTGAGTGGCCGTCAACTTCTGCTGCTCGTATGATTCCTGCGTGCGCAAAGTTTTATGATGCTGTTGTGTCAGAAAAACTTTCACAAGATGGTGATGGTTTGTTGGCTAGACATATTTCTAACGCGGTTGTTAAAGTTGATAGACTTGGGCCAAGGGTGGTGAAGGAACACCGTTCGTCTCCTAGAAAGATAGATGCCGCAGTTGCTAGTATCATTGCATTTGATAGGGCAACAGTTTCCAGAAACGAACCTGAGCCTTTGATTCCACAGTTTTTTGTATAAGGAGTATTTTGCTTCCATCCATTGTTCAGATAATCGGGCTAGTAACAATTTCAGCAGGACTTGGTTTAATCTTTATCCCAGCAGGTTTAATTGCCTTGGGTTTGTCTTTTGTTCTTATCGGTTTGTCTTTTGAAAGAAGTAGGTAATGTTAAATAATTTGTTTGGTTTAGATAAGAGAGCAATCTCGTTCCAGTCCATTTGGGGTGCTGGTGATTCTTATGCTTTCACCACAGATTCAGGTGCAGTAGTTGACGAGAACACGTCAATGAAAATTACGCCATTTTATGCTTGTGTGCTTTTAATCTCTGACACCATTTCCACTTTGCCTGTTGATTCCTTTATCAGACGTGATGGCAACCGTGTCCCTTACCGACCTAGACCAGTATGGATTCAAAAACCTGATGTTGATTTGATGAGAACAGAACATTATCAACAAGTCCTTGTTTCTTTACTTCTTGACGGAAACGCTTTTATTCGTATCTACCGTGATAGTCGCGGTGATGTTGCGAACCTTGTTTGCCTTGATCCACAACGCGTAGTTGTTCAAAGGAACTCTGCTACCCGCGAAATGGAATATGTAATTGATAATTATGAAGCCAGCAAAGTGTCAGCTAAAGAAATGTTACACATTACTGAGATTCGTAAACCTGGTGGTTTAAGAGGTTTATCACGTGTTGAGGAATTGAAAGAGAACCTTGGGCTTGCTTCCTCTATGCAATCTTTCGCAGCCAGATTTTTTGGTCAAGGTGCAACAACTTCAGGTGTTATCGAATACCCAGGTAATTTAACAACTGAGCAAGCTAAGTCTTTGCAAAACAGTTTTGATTCAACACATAAAGGTTTCAGGAAAGCACACAAAACAGGTATTTTATCTGGTGGTGCAAAGTTCACTAAAACTGGTGTGAACCCTGATGAAGCACAAATGTTGGAATCACAAAAGTTCCAAGTCGAATCTATTGCTCGTCTGTTCCGTGTCCCACCTCATATGATTGGTGTGACCACACCTGGCGCACAATCTTACGCTTCAATTGAACAAAACAATATTAACTTTGTTGTCCATACCCTTAGACCGTATATTGAAAAACTTGAGGAAGCCTACTCAACTTTGCTTCCAGCAGAAGCGTTCCTAAAGTTTAATGTTGATGGTTTACTTCGCGGTGATTTCACAACAAGAATTTCAGGTTACTCAATTGGTTTGCAGGCAGGTTTTTATTCTGTGAATGATGTTAGACGTTTTGAGGACTTACGACCTGTTGATGCAGGCGACCAGTTCCGTGTGCCATTAGCAAACATTAACTTGGTTGAGGCAAGTGTTGTTGAACAAGACAAACGTGTTTCAATGGCAACCAGACTTGTGCAAACAGGTTTTGACCCAGCAAGTGTTCTTTCAGCTCTTGGACTCCCAGCAATCTCACACACAGGTGTTCCGTCAACACAGTTACAACAGGTAGCACAAATTGATCCACAAGACCCCACCGCTGTTTATGATGTCACTCGTTCAAACGAAATCAATGTGCAAATACCAGAAACAGTTGTCAATGTTCCACCAGCCGTTATCAATGTTCAACCACCGATAGTTAATATCAACACACCTGATTCAAAGCCTTTAATCAGAACCGTTGAACGTGACGAAAACAATCACATTGTCAGAATCATTGAAACAAGTGGAGAGTAAGTGGCAACAGGTTTAAGCGCCTATTTGGCTAACAGTTTTTTGAACGCCTTGGGTAACGCAACAGCGTACTCAGTTGCACAACCTTACATAAAATTGCACGTTGGTGACCCTGGTGCTAATGGCACAACTAATGCCGCTGTTGAAACCACACGCAAATCTGTTTCTTTCGCTGTGGCTTCTGCTGGTGCTATCGCTTCAGATGCAGATGTAACTTGGACTAACATTGCTGGTTCTGAGGATGCAACACATTTTACCGCTTGGGATAATTTAACTGCTGGTAACTTTTTGTTCTCAGGAACAATCACAGGTAACCCTTACACCGCAGGCGACACTTACACCATTGCTTCAGGTTCTTTAACAGCATCTCTAACAGTCGCTAGTTAAACTATGGCATCAAAATTTGTCCTAGACACAGGGCAACTTGATACAGATTATTTAACAACACCCCCAACTTTAATTCTTGATTCTGCTAATCGTGGAAAACTTGACACAAATGTTTTAAGTTCAGGTGAACCAATTGTTGTTAATGATGTTGCCACAAGTGTTTTAGGTGGGATGTCTGCCACAGTTCAATCAACACCAATTGTTCAGGTCACAGCCACAACCCAACTTGGGGCGTTAAGTTGCTCAGCTTCAGTTGTGGTCACAAAAGTTTCTCAAGCCCAATCTTTACTTGGATCACTTATTGCCACTATTCAGGCGTTGCCTCTTGTTCAAGTCACAGCGGTTTCAGAAATGGGTGGTTTAGTTGCTAACGCTGATGCCGTTGTCACACCACAGCAAAAGTACGGTTCAAGAAATGGTTACTACCAGGTCAAAAATAAAAAGAACCCTGAACCAGTCAAAATTGAACCAACGATTATTGATTACAAGTTTGAGCCTCTTGACCCTTTAATCAAAACAATTTTTGCAACCAGTCAAACTGACCTTTTTGGTTTAGGTGCTATGGCACAAAGTCGGATAGACTTTTCTACAGAGCAAGATGACCTTGACTTGCTTATGATTCTTTAAGGCGGGTGCAATCTAATGCCATATTTTATTACCGATAAAGCTGAGGGTTGTTCTGGTTGGGCAACAATAAAAGAGGATGGCGAAATTTTGGGTTGTCACACGGATAAACAAACTGCTATTGAACATATGGTTGCCATCTCTTTAGCTGAGGATATAGAACCAGGTGGGCAACGTGCACCAGCACCAGCAAAAGACCAAATACAAGGTAGTGATGAAAATAAACCTGATAGTGCTAAGGGCACAGGTGGGGATGTTGATTTTGATGAGAAAACAACAACTGGTTTAAGGAACAAAGTTTTAGAACACAACGAGGATATGGAAAAGAAAAATAAACCTGATTACACACGAACAACACTCGGTCAACTGAAAGCCGTTTACAGACGTGGTTCAGGTGCGTATTCAACTTCACATAGACCTGGTGTTTCTCGGGCAGCGTGGTCAATGGCACGCGTTAACGCTTTCCTTTATCTGTTAAGAAACGGCAGACCAGAAAACCCTAAATACATTACTGACTTTGATTTACTTCCTAAAGGTCACCCAAAATCTACTCGCGATTTATTACCTGATGCTGAAAGAGTTTTGCCAGATAATTACAGACCATCTTTATCTGAGGATGTTCCAGAGGGTCGTGCTTGCGGTAATTGTTATTTTTATGACGAATCAAATATTAAAGAATATCCTGATGGGGAACTTCGTGCTTATTGTGAGAAGTGGGATGATTATGTCAATGGAGCATATTATTGCAACGCTTGGCAACCTTACGAAATGGATGAGGAACGTGCAGTTAATTTAGAAGCACCAGCTTATATGCGTGCTGCTGCTCGCAGAGGTTTAGAACTTAACCGTCAAGGTTTTGGTGGTGATGGTTTGACAGATAAAACTAAACAAGAAGCCCGCGAGATGGCTGAGGGTCGTGTGTCTGAGGATAAGTGGCGCAGGCTTGCCCCTTGGATTGCCCGCCATCTAGTTGATTTGGATGCACCACAAAACAATAATTCAAGTGACCCTGGTTATCCAGGCGCAGGACTTGTTGCACATTTGCTTTGGGGAAGTGGCCCAAGTAAACGTGCTGCTGAAAGAACACAAAGTTATGCCCAAAATATTGTCGATCAGTTAGATGCTGAACAAAATATGCAACGATGGTCAACAATCAATGTAAAATCAAGTAAGAGCGAAAAGGAAAAAACTGTGAACAAAGTAGAGCGCCGCATTAAAACAGATGTTGATTTTGAGCTAAGAGTTGAACATACCGAATCTGATGGTATGAAATTTAGTGGTTACGCTGCTGTGTTCAATAGTGATTCTGAGCCGTTACCTTTTATTGAAAGAATTATGCCTGGTGCTTTCAAACGTTCACTCAAGGCAAGAAACGAAGTAAAACTTTTTAAGAATCACAATATGGATGAGGTGTTGGCTTCTACACGTTCAAAAACTCTAAGACTATCTGAGGACTCAAAAGGTTTGTTAGCTGAAGCAACTTTGCCTGACACAACTGCTGGCCGTGATTTGGCTGTCCTTATGAAACGTGGGGATGTTCATTCAATGTCTTTCGGTTTCTCTGTTCCTCGTGGTGGCGACTCATACTCTGATGATGGTATGACCAGACAACTTAAAGAGATTCGTTTACACGAAGTTTCTATTGTTACTGGTTTCCCAGCCTACGAAGCAACTACCGCTTCCGTCAGGTCGTTAGATATTTTGGCTTCTAGAACAAATGTTGATCCTGATGCTTTAGCTGATGCGTTGAACAAGTTGGAATCTGGGGATAAGTTACCTGACATTCAAGCTGATTTGTTACAAGAAGTTGTCACTAAGTTGAGAGAGAATGTTCCATCCTCTGATGAGTTGTTAGAACTAAAACGTAAACAACTTGACCTACTATTCAAGGCGGTATAACAATGGATAAGCAACAAATTAAGGAAGCAATCTTAAAGGCTGCTGGTAATCCTGAATCAGGTGTTATCGCTGACTTTGCTGATGCTATGGCTGAAGCGGTAGCAAATATTGGTAAACCTGTTGAAACCAAAAAGTTTAACCCTGTTGCAGAAACCAGAATCACAGAAATTTCTGAGACACGCTAAATCTTTGTTAGACTAATAGTGGTTGCGTGGAAGCCACCACCATATTTACTGTCGAGTGAGCCTCGCAGATGCAAAAATACAAAAACAATTATACAAGGAGTTCAGTAATGTCTGAATATATTAAACAACAACACGAAGCACGTCAAAAGGCTTGGCAAGAAGCCAAAGCACTTCTTGACGGTGCAGCAGCAGAAAAAAGAGATTTATCTGCTGAGGAAAATGCAAAGTACGAAAGTATTTCTGCTGACCTAGATTCAAGAGCAAAAGTAATCGAAACATTAAAGTCTGATGCAGAACGCGAAATGCGTGCCGCAGAAGCAATGCGTGGATTAGAAAACCAAGCACGCCCAGTTGCAGAAGCATCAAAACAAAATGATGATGTTGAAGCAATCAGATCGTTAGCTCGTGGCGAAGTTCGCTCACACACTTTTGAAAAAAGAGATGTGTTAAAGAGTTCAACTGGTTCACCTGTTCCAACTTCTTTCTATGACCAAGTTCTCTTGCTTGCAAGACAATCTGGCCCAATGTTGGAAACCTCAACCATCTTAAATACAGCTGGTGGAGAGAACTTACAGATTCCATCACTTGCAACCTACTCATCTGGCACAGTTGCTACTGAGGGTTCACAAATTGGTGAATCAGATCCAGTATTTAATTCGTTCGTAACACTTGGAGCATTTAAGTATTCTTTCTTGACCCAAGTTTCACGTGAATTGATTGAAGATAGTGGCGTTGATATTATGTCATTTATCGCTGGTCAAGTCGGGCAAAGTCTCGGATTTTCCGTGAATACCGCGCTGACAACAGGCACAGGAACAATCGAGCCAAACGGCCTAATCAGTCGTGCAGGTTCAGCACTTGTGGGAACTTCATTAAATCCAACAGCAGATAACCTAATTGATTTAGTTTATTCTGTTGATTCATCAGGTCGCAGACTTGCTGGCAGCGGATTCCAAATGAACTCAAGTTCAATTGCAAACGTTCGTAAGTTGAAAGATTCAGCTGGACAATATTTGTTCCAACCATCTCTTTCAGCAGAAGCACGCGACTTACTACTTGGATACCCAATTTACGAAAACCCAGCAATGGCAACAGCCGCATCTGCTGTGAAACCCGTAATATTTGGTCACTTACCAAGTTACTATGTTCGTCAAGTTGGCGGAATCAAACTGGATCGTTCAGATGATTTTGCTTTCAACACCGACCTTGTTACATTCAGAGCTACTTTCCGTGTAGACGGTAATTTGATTCAAACAAGTCACGTTAAATTCTTTAAGTCAAGCAACTCCTAAACAGAGTTTTTGATTTAAGAAAAGTTCTGGGACACGGAGCGCAGGCCGTGTCCTAGACATACTCGTCTCCTATCTGTAATAAGGTAGGAGACAACCTGCGTACATATGGAGTGCCTGCGTGAATAAAAAAGATTCTGTTATCAATAAAGCAATTATTTCTGCTGCTATGAAAGATAAATTAACTTCCCCTAGACGTATTCTTTGGGTAAGTAATGCTCCTTGGGCTTCAACTGGTTATGGGCAACAAACCGCTCAAGTGATTCCCAGATTAAAGAAAGATTTTAATGATGTTGCAATTGTGGCAAATTATGGTTTAGAAGCATCAACAACAACTTGGAATACTCCTAGTGGCCCTGTTCCTGTTTATCCTCGCGGTATGGAGCAATGGTCTAATGATGTAATCCCAGCACATATGCACGACTGGTCTGTTCGCGATAAAGATGCTGAACATTTGTTAATGACTTTGTTTGATGTTTGGGTGTTCAAGGGTGAGAAGTGGGCTGAGTGGCCTGTTGCTTCTTGGACTCCTGTTGACCACGTTCCAGCACCACCAGATGTTTCAGCTTGGTGCAGACAGCCAAATGTTTACCCGATTGCTATGAGCAAGTTTGGTAAGTCAATGTTTGAGAATGTGAATATTGAGTCTTGGTATGTTCCTCACGCCATTGAAAAAGTTTTTAAGCCTACTGACAAAATATTTCTAAGTCAGGGTGAATCGATTGACCCTAAAGATTTTATGAAATTACCTAAAGACCGTTTTGTGGTTGGTATGAACGCAGCGAACAAAGGTGTGATGCCGAACAGGAAAGCGTTTGGGGAAAACCTTTTGGCTTTCTCAATGTTTGCTAAAAAGTATGATGATGCAATTTTGTATATACATTCTGATGCTTCAGGTTCTTTGGGTGGTATCAGGTTGATGGATTTGATTATGTCTGTTGGTATTCCTGTTGAAAAAGTTGTGTTCGCTGATCCGTATTTGTTGCGCACAGGTTTGACTCAGGAAACTATGGCAGCAATTTATTCTCAAATGGATGTGCTACTTGCAACCAGTTACGGAGAAGGATTCGGAGTTTGTACCATTGAAGCTTTAGCGTGCGGTGTCCCAGTTATTGTTTCTGACTTTGCCGCAAGTGCAGAATTATGCGGAGATGGTTGGAAAATTGGTGGGCAACCTCTTTGGGATGCACCACAAAAAGCGTTCTTTCATATTCCTAATGTTCCAGAAATTGTTGAAGCACTATCGCAGGCGTATAACAGAACTCGTGGCCCATCACAAAAAGCAATTGATTTTGCCAAACAATATGATGCAGATTTGGTTTACCAAACACAATGGAAACCAACTTTGGACAGCATATTCAGCAGAGTTGCTTCAGATAGGCTTAAAAAGCCCACAGAAGCAAAATAAGACACTTAAGGGTTTTAGGGGTACACGAATGGTGGGTCAATTGTGAAAGTTGTTATCACAGGTGTAGGTGGTTTTTTAGGAAGTCATCTAGCTGATTCTTTTATTTCTGCTGGTTGGCAGGTAACAGGGATAGACAATTTTTTAGGTGGCTACAAAGATAATGTGCCAGACCTAGTTGATTTATTTGAAATTGATTTACTTGACCTAGAATCGTTAAAAGAACCTTTTGCAAACGCAGACCTTGTTATACATACAGCGTGCACAGCTTACGAGGGCTTATCTGTATTCAGCCCAAGCCTGATAGTTGCCAACACAGTCCAAGCAACAACTAATGCTTTAACAGCATCTATACAAAACAATGTCAAAAAGTTTGTTTACCTTTCATCTATGGCACGTTACGGTGACAAGAAAGGTGAATTGTTTACTGAGGATATGACACCTAACCCGCAAGACCCTTACGGCATTGCCAAGTATGCTTCAGAACTTTTGGTCAAAAACTTGTGTGAAACTCACGGTGTTGATTGGGTAATTCTTGTTCCCCATAACATTATTGGCCCTCGACAAAAATATGATGATCCGTACAGAAACGTTGCCTCAATTTTTATTAACAGAATGTTGCAAGGCAAACAGCCAATCATTTACGGCGAAGGCAAATCGTTGCGTTGTTTCTCTTTTATTCAAGATGTAATAAATCCGTTGATGGTTGCTTGTGACTCTCCGGATGCTGTTGGTCAGATTATTAACATTGGCCCTGATGAGGAACATTTAAGTATTTACGATTTAGCTGTAAAGGTTGCTGAGATTATGGAGTTTGACCTTTACCCAATTTTTATGCCAGGCAGACCGCAGGAAGTTTTGATTGCTTTGTGTAGTTCTGATAAGGCAAGGAATCTTTTAGGTTACAAGACTGGCACAGATTTGGGTGATGGGCTACGACAACTTGTTGATTATATTAAAGGTCGTGGTGTTAAACCTTTTGACTACCATTTGCCTTTGGAGATTGTGTCAGATAAGACACCTAAAACTTGGTCACAGAGGTTGATGTGAAAACTTTGCAAGAGATTTATCCTAACTTTCAGGATGCTGATGGTTGGGGTGATAAGGGCACAGCACATTCTTATATTGATGTTTATGCTGAGCATTTGACTAAAAGATTTGGGGTTAACTTTTTAGAGATAGGTGTTCAACGTGGTCATTCGATTGCTATGTGGCAGGACTATTTTGTGGAGTCACAGGTTCACGGTATTGATGTGACTTTATCTAATGTAATTTTTGATAACTTGAAGAACGTTTTCGTTTGTGATGCAACCGTTCAGGAGCAGGTTGATTCTTGTTTTAAGGGTAAATCTTTTGATTACATTATTGATGATGGTAGCCACAGGGTCGCCGATCAGATAAAAAGTCTTGAAATCTTTTACTCGTATCTAAAAGACTTTGGGCAATACTTTATTGAGGATGTTGATGGTGATAGCAGTTTGTTATCAATCAAAAACTATTTACAACAAAACAATATGAGCTACAAAGTTTATGACCTGAGAAGCATAAAGAATCGTTATGACGACATTTTGATTGCAATAACTAAGGAGACAAAATGATTCCAGTAATGGTTGTGCCAATAATTAACAGTTACCAATATCTTGACAGGATGATGGAAACCATAAATTACCCAGTACAAAATCTGATAATTGTTGATAATGGTGCTTCTAAGAATGATTGGTCACCCACTTGGAATCAATGGGTGTCAAAAGTTTGGCATCTCAAGTTTCCGTCAAATCTGGGTGTTCCTGGTTCTTGGAATCTTGGAATCAAATCTTTACCTATGTCGGACTACTGGCTGATTGCTA